CGCCAATTATCAAAAACTCGCTCCCCAATGCCAACCAAAAAAAATAGCCCCCAAAAGTCACAATAGAGGCGATAAACTAGTCCGCAATTTTGTCAAACTTTGCTTTCTGTATGCTTTTCACGAGGGCTATCTGGATTAATTCCATGCTCCAATTGGTCTTGCAATTCAACATTCTCAGCTTGAGCATCCCTCTCAACTGCAATTAATCCATAGCAAATGGAACATTTTATACATCTTGATTGCAAACCATATTTCAATAATAACGCACCAAATGCGAATATCATAGTTCCGAGCGACAGGAAGAACACAGCGTTAAAGGTTGAGTTGTCCATGCCCTTTACGGTCGGGCGGTCGTTTTTATCCGGTGATGTTTATGTAATTCTTCTAAGCGTTTAATGTTCATATAACCCGAATAACACCCAAATGTGAATAAATCAAATACTAAAGCTTTAAATGAAAACTTATCTTTTAAAAAAGAATACATTATTATATCAACTTTTTTTAAATATTTATTTTATTAATACATTTTAATTATTTGTAAATTTACCGCATTCCAGTAAAATGTGACTGATTGACTTTGAAGTAACGATAGAGTGGTTGCATTATTATATGTGATAACAGAGGTATCAGTTGTTTGATTAGTAATAGTAAATGATATTCCCGCTGGATATGCAGTTAATCCCGTATTTGAAATTGTAATTGAAGCAACTCCAAAATAGTTTAACACCCAATTATAGAACATATTAGCTGGTGTTGGTATAATAGTGTTTGACGCAGTAGTTAATAATATAACCTTTGCACCACTATAAGTAGATTGAACAGATGCACCTACAAATGTAAATGGTTGGTTATATACTGGATTAACCCCATCATTAAGTATAATACCTTGTTGTGATACTATAAAACTATCATTATTAACTATCGAAATAGTGTTTGAACATGTTGCAAAATAATATATATCTTCAGTTCCTGCAAATGCTCCAACCTGTGATGTTTCAGAATTTTCTAATAATACGGCTGTATGTGCATACCTTGAAGGAATACCTGTATATCCATTTAGTGGTATGTATGCAATATATGGCGTATTAGCAACCGGTGCAAAACCATTTGGGAATATATAGGCTCTTCTTGAATTAAAATAATTTGGTGAAGTTGGTGGCAGTGTATAAATTGTTATAAATGGTAATGAAGTTGTATTAAGTGACATAAAGCAGAAATATAAACATTGTAGTTCGCTAACTTTTGTTGTTGCTGTTGGTGGTGCACTTATCCAATCAATATTCCACCCATATACATAATTTTGATAAAACCAACCATCATAACCCGAAGCAATTGCTGAAGCAGATGATATTTGTGGTGGATATGCATTAGAATATACGGTTGCAGAATATGGAATAATTAAAGCTGGATTAATTACAACTGGTGTCACTGGTGGTGGTGGTAAATCACTCCAACGCATCAATGTATTATCTCCCCCAGATGTTAATACTTGTCCATCATTTCCCGATCCACCATTTATATAAATAGTTTTATAGTGATATTTCAAATCTGTATTATTTGGCACATCAACAAATTCAACAAATTCTTTTCCTAAAAGGGCATATTTTGTTTTTGCTAAATCTGTAAGACCAATTCCAGCATCTCCGGTGACATCTCCACCCATGAAGTAATTAGCATCTTTAGCGGTATCTATAATATTTATTGACTTAGTTGTTGAAGTATTACTATCTACACTATCAGATATTACAATTCCTGTTGTTGATACATTATTTACATCTAAAACTTGCTGTAATGTTGGCGTTTCACCCGATGGTGTTACCCATAATAAACCACTTCCTGTTGATATTAATTGTTGGCCAGTTGTTCCATTTGATGCTACACTATCTACAATTAAAGTAGCTTGAAGTTGTGGTGTTGATACATATCCACCAACCATTGTAGATACATTTTTACCATCATTGACTAAAACATGTGTATTAGTTTCAACGCTTGCGATAGTGAGTAATGTAGGTGTTATAGTTGCAGTAGTTGCTCCAGAATTTAATGTAAGTTGATTATTATTAATATATACAGCATTTGTAAATCCAGTATCTGCAACGGATAAAAACGAACCACCAGTTAATGAAAGTGAATAAAGACCATTATATTGAACTTGTGCTTGCATTGTTGTAGCTTCATATACATTTGACCCACTCCCATCTGCAAATACCATATATCCACTTTGTGCGTTTGTTGTTGGTATTGGTAGTATCGAACCAGATGCTCCAGTTGCTCCAACACCCCCAGTATCACCTTTAGCTCCAGTTGCTCCAACATCCCCAGTATCACCTTTAGCTCCAGTTGCTCCAACATCCCCAGTTGCTCCCATTGCCCCAGTTGCACCCATTACTCCAGTTGCTCCCATTGCCCCAGTATCACCTTTAGCTCCAGTTGCTCCAACATCCCCAGTTGCTCCCATTGCCCCAGTTGCACCCATTACTCCAGTTGCTCCCATTGCCCCAGTTGCTCCCATTGCCCCAGTTTCTCCCATTGCCCCTGTCGCTCCAGTCGCTCCAGTTGCACCCGTGTCTCCTCCACTGCCTCCAGGGATACCTTGTGCTCCAGTTGCTCCGACTGCTCCAGTATCTCCTTGTGCTCCGGTGTAACCCATCGCTCCAGTTGCTCCTTGTATTCCTTGTTGTCCCCTCTCACCGGTTGCTCCACCCGCTCCATTCTGATGACTTCCATCAGGAAAAGTAATACCACCATGAGCGAGGGTAAGAGAATTGACAGTGAAAGGCACACCATTACTGGTATCAAAGCTGTAAGCACCATTAAGTAAAGTACTTCTTAAAGACATATTTAATTAATTATTTTTAAGAATAATTTAAATGTTATTATATATATAGCTTTATAAAAAGTTTTTCAAAACAATTAAATAATACTCTCTCACAAAAATGTCAGCTCGTTCTATTTTAAATCCTCCATTGAATACTACATTATCCCCAAGTGGTAATTTAATTTTAAACAGTTTAGTTGCTAACACTATTAATGTGAATACTTTAGAGCCAGTTTATGGGACTTCTCTAATAACAATACCAGCCAGTCTAACGGTAGATGGGACTATATATGTGTCAAGTAACAACGCCAATTTGTCCGTGTATGGTGCTAACGGTAATGAAATCGGATTGCTTTCATCTCCATATGTAGAGGGAACTGCTACTGTAATATCATTACAAACTGAAAATACGACTGGTGATATAATTGATAGTATCACATGTAGTAGTTACAACAATGCGCTTGCTGTTCCACTCATTACTACTTTTAGTTACAGTGGGCTACAATCAATCGATATTGGGTATTCATTTTCAACAGGAACTATTGCGATAACACCACTACCAGACACAATTATTAATATCCAAACCATTACATGGCCTTCTACTGGTGTTTGGTTACTAAATATTAGCGGTTATTATACTGGAGGTGTTGCTAGTCAAGAAAACCAAATATCATTTAGCGGTTCTCCTACTGTAATGTATGGACTAAATCAACAAGCAGTATTAGGTAATATGAGCTTTATAGTTACTCAATTTTTCGTCTGCACTAATGTTGCATCACTTATTTACATTAATACTCTAACGGGTTCAACCACATCATCACCTATGCAATATGATGTATCATATGTTCGTGTAGCGTAAATTTGCTTCGCATAAAAACTTCGCAGAAAAACTTCGCCGAAAAACATCGCATATAATAATAACAAAAAAAAAGTTTATTTTTTCGCTTACATTCCGATAGACATATTAGGGTCTAAATTATCCAACACATCGCTCTTATGTTCTTTATATAGGTTAAATGAGGTAGCGGGTATAACAATATTATTTTTATTTTGAGTTTTACCGATATTAAACACACTTGCAACATCAGCAGACGACCGAATGTTAAAAATATTAGGGTCAGTTGTAGCCGTCATTGTTCCTCGTTGTAATGAAGTCATCGGATTAAGTGTTATTACCTCTTTTGAGTTTTTGCCTACTAATTGACTAATCAGTCCAGATTGTGAATGACCCAATGTTGAAACATTTTGAGAGCCATATTTTTTTTCTGTTTTATTTTGCAAATCTTGAGCTTGTTTAAATCGTTGCGTTTGTTTATATCCAACTTCGCCATATAAACCATATATTAAATTATTTCCCCAATCACTCAAACCTTGAGAACCCATATGTGTAATTGTTGCAGACACTGCGTAGTCATCGCCCGACTGCCCGACCGGAAAGGGCTTGTAATAAACTTTTGCATACGGACGACTTAACTCTGTATCTAACCGCCACCCATTAATTTCAGAGGGCGGAATTTGAGCATAACTTGCTTTAATAAAATCTTTAATTTCATGAACTTTGAGAGAGCCACCGTTCCCAACATGCGATGCCCTCTGCAATGGGCAGGGGCTGTTAATTTCTCGTCGTTGCCCTGCTCCCTAGTATCCAGTTAATCCAGCACCATGACCAGTTGTATATCTTCGAACTAATCTTTTACCAATTGCGGAATAAATGCTAACCATTTTACCACTATCGGGATTTAATACTTTCAACACTCCCGGCATTGCCATATTCTGGTTCATCTGAACATGACTAAAATCATAGGTCTTACGAGGTGCTGGCACATATCCTTGCTGACGGCGGTCGTCATAAAATTTAAAAACTTCGGGATAAGCTTGAGCAAAAGCATTTATTTTAGCATCTTTTCCGGCTTTGCTCAACCTCATAGCTTGGGCATAATGTGCTACAATTGCCCTTCTGTCTGCCTCTTTATAATCCTTTAAATGAGGATTAGATTGGCGACCACTTGCACCCTGATTATACAAATATTCTCGTTCCAAATAAATAGGGAGCGTATCTTCATCGTATTTATCTCTGTAGCGACCTAATTGAGCTTCATCACGAGCCATTATCTGACCAAATTTCGATGCACGGAAAGCCTCAATATCTTTTTTAGTATTAACTGTGTGCAAAATCTGTTGTTCAGCGTTTTCTAAGTCAAGCATGTTCCTAAGAGCTTCCGCTCTATTGCGGATAGGTTTAGCACCGCCAACGAGTAGTCCTCCAAGCCCTGAGGCGGAAATTCCACCATATCCATACATTTTGTGTGTGTTTGTTTTAATTAATTTTTGGTAAAGTATCACTTTGTGAAATTTAAAAGCTTTATATATAATAACAAAAAAAGAAAATTTAAATTTAATTAAATAATTGAATCAATTTATAGTTCTTTGAAATTTGATAGCGAGAGATGCAATCCTAGTACATACCTTGTCTAATAGCATTTCTCATACTACCTCGGTGATATTTAGCACCACCCAACGCTTTATTGATACCCTGAGCACCCATAATCATAGGTGCTAATTCAGGGTTCATTGCAGATAAAGCGGGGGCAACTGCGGAAAATACATGTTGAGCCTGTCGTAAATTGGAAGGACTAAATGCTGACTTAATTTTATTCCAGATGGAAGAGCCACCAGAGTAGCCATTGCCTGCACTTTCTTCTCTGATTTGTGCCTCCGTTAAGAATGGAAGTTGAGAAGCATTAGCCAAATCAGCTTGAGTAACATTACCAGCAACGGTATTAACACTACCAGAAGGCACAATTTCAACATAACCGTCAGTGAGTGCGATAACTTGAATCTGAATGTTGCCATAAGCTGATGCGGTGTTGTTTAAAAACTGTAGCTGTGCCATGAAAGTAGTTTGATAACTCATACCAGAAGTTAAGTTAGAAGGTAATTGTAAATCTTTAGCAACACTAATAATCATAGGGCAACCGCCAAATGTTCCCTTCAATCCTGTGCTGTCAGAAATATTTGAGCCAACAAATCTTTCAAAGTTGGCCAACGCACCGTTTCGTTTAGCAACTTCATACAATTGATACTGAGATGCACCCCCGAAAATGCCAGTTCGTTGTCCAAAATTAATATTTAAAGTATTAATAGGAAAGAAGAAATCGGGGAGTGAAGTAGTGCCAGTAAGGTCAGAAATTGAAGGAATAGCATAAATTAAGAAATATGAAGGAATGATTGAGTATTGAACTGAATTAGTTGATACATTAAAGAGAGTTCCAGCAGTAACAGTAGGAGAATAAACCGTTGTGTTACTTTGGATTTGCGTCCAGTTATAAACACTTGGTCTCGTCATCAAACTAATACTATCTTCAGCGGGTGCAACAAATGAGCATTGTAGAGATTGAGAGTTAAATGCCCCAGCAACTGAGGTAACAGTTGAGCCTGAAGGAATAGCATATGAAAGCATTCGTTGAAGATAAGCGAAACTAAAGTTAAATATTAGCGTATCTAATCCAAATATGGATTTTCCACCCCCTGAGTAATCAAAAGGCGAACACATTAGAGGTTCAAACACTTGGAATGTTACTGCGAGTGATGTAGAATTTACACCGCCATTGTTAGGAACAACTGAAATAAGTTGAGCAGTTCTTGAACTATTAACATCATCACCCTGAACAACATCAAACGAATTAGCAAATGGAGACCCAACCCAGCCAACAATATCAGCATAAGAAGTGCAAACATCTGGAACATTAGCAGTTCCACCCTGATACACCGCTTGACCTTTAGAAGGATTATTTAAATTGATTAATCCACTTGCATACTGAAATGGTTGAATATTAACATTGCCCGTTCCTAACTGAATTGAGCAGTTAGTCATGCATTGGTGAAGAGGAAATGCTCTCAAACTTAGACATTGTTCAGTTAGAAAGTTTTGCATATTAGTTCCCGTAAGTGTAATTGTGACATTAGCATTGAAGATGATGGTGCGTGAAATACCCTGTGAGCTTGAAGGGGTGTTAATCGTGATAACTGGATTAAGCGACACATTAGCGGGGACAAATGTCATATACTGAACAGCAGGAACACTCTCATACAACACATAAGTCGGAGGACGCATATCCACACGAGCATCTACAGCTTTAGCGAAAGAATACATCGTTCCGTGCGTCGGTTTTTTAAAAAATATTTTTTTTGGTAAAGCTTTTTTAAAAAAGGTTCGTTATATATTAAACGAAAAAAAGAAAAGTAAATTTAAATTAATTAATTGTTCAAACGAAGTTATTTACCAGTGAATAAGCTCTTAACTTTCGGGGCTAACTTTCTGTTCATTATATCTTCTTCAAAACCAGAATTTTCAACTATTTCGTTCTTAATAAAAGCTAACTTAATTGACATATTCCTTACCCCTATAGATTGTAACGGTGACACTACTCCCGCCAGATTTACCCAATTAATTTGAATACCAAACTGCGTAACTGGATTATGCCCCGTTAGTTTAATTGGTCTGCTATTTATAACACTTGTAGGAGTATATATAATAGGTTGTTGAAATGAGCCTGACCCGCCCGCTGAATAATCAACACTAAAATCTGTTAGAATCAAACTAGTTAAATTGTTATTAGCTACCCCATTTAGTGCTAATGGCAAACTTGTTAGTTCAGCTGTTTGAAATGGTAAAGATGCTAAAACTTGTAAGCTACTTAACGCAACAAATGCAAACGGAGCGGGGAAGTCTTGCACCATTCTTAATAATTTTGTTGATGGTGTAGCGGGATATTGTGTTGGTGGTGATGCTACTGGAAGCCAATTGTTACTTTGATTTTGTATAATTAATTGACAATCATGACCATTTGAGGTATTAACATTATTTGTTTGTCTTATAAATGACCAGCCAGTTAAAAATGGTTGAAACTCATTATTAAAATATAAAAATACTACATTTTGAGTTATTGAACTGTCATATTGTGTCATTGGATAACAATTTATACTAAATATTTCGCTTACTGTATCCCATTCATAAAAAGGAGGTGAAGCATATAAAGCTGGAACTAATACTAATAACTCAGCATAAGCAGTAGCTATAGCGGTATTTAACATGTTACAAATTGTAAAGTAACTATATACATTACCCCATCCAAAGCTTGCACCACTTGGCTGAGCTGTCAATGGTAATGGTGGTATTGGTATTGTTAAATCATCTTGTCTGATTCTTAAATATGTTTGTGAAGATGAAAACGCTCCATAAGTAAGCGAAAGTGAGTAAATAGTATTATATCCGTCATTCAAACCCGCTGTTGTGTTCAAAATTGGTTGCCAAAGTGGAATCGAGAAACTAGTACTTAGCACTAACTTAGCCACACTAACATAGTAGTTTTCAGGGTCTTCTAATATAGGTTGTGAACGATTTACGAATGTCCCTACATTGTTTAGCCCTGCTGTCGTTGTCGATAAATTAACATCTAAGTAGATAATTTCTGACATTTTATTTAATTTATTTTCAATTTATTTTAAACTGTTATATATATTATATACATATTTTATTTACTTGAAAATAATTAATTATTTTAAATGCTAAAGTTAGTGCCACTTAATACTCGTGCCAAAGACGGGCGAACAGTTGGAGCGGTTGAAGATAAAAGTGGAAACGCTGAAGGATTACTTAGAGTCTATGATAAATCTACAGAAGGAGGTGTGCCTCTAATTGAGTTACCTGATGGTTTAACATTTGCACCAACACCTGAAACTAGAGCTAGAGAAGTCGATTGTATTTATGTTACTGGTGGTAGTGGAGCAGGTAAAAGTACATGGTGTGCATTATATACTAAACATTTTATTAATGCGTTTAAATCTAAGCCTGAAGATATAATTATTATAACAAATGACAGTATCGAAGACCCCGCTTACACATTCCCACATAAACACATCACTATAGATGACGAAATGATAGCTAATCCAATTACACTTGAGGAATTAACATCACCAACTGGTCATTCGTTAGTTATATTTGATGATATTGAAGGTGTTAGAGCTGGAAAATTATTAAAAGCCGTAGAAGCATTAACAACATCAGTTTTAACGATGGGGCGTAAGCATGGTATTAATTGCATATTTATTAGTCATCGTTCAGCATCTGGAAATTTTACAAAAAATATTTTAAATGAGTTAAATAGCGTTGTATGGTTTCCACAACTTAGTACGAGTAGAAACTTAACATATATGCTTACTAAACATTTGGGAATGCCCGAAGGGTTGCGTGAAGCCTTAAAAGATAAAGGATGGGGGCGGTGGATTCGACTAATGACGAAATCGCCACAGATTATACAATCCGAAAAAAGAAGTGCAATATATGACTATGATGAATGTGTCACAGCACTTAAAAAGAAATCGGTGATAGATAAGAAGCGTCACCAGATGGAAGCTAAAGATATGCTAGACACTGCATAGGGGTTCCACCCCTTTAACCCCGTTCAACCGAGCGATGCCTACGCAGTGGCGTTACAAAAAGCGAGAGAGGCACTCCGCGACTAATTCGTCAGGGGTTAGGTGTAATTCCGCACATTTTTTTTTAATTAATTGATTATATTCATTAGTGTCTAAATCATTAAATGTAGCTCGCATGACGCAGTGAAATCCGCATGTTTGTATTGGTTCTCCGTTGGGTGTTTTACAACTACTTTGATGTTTATATTCATTAAAATATATAGGTAAAGTAGTTTCATACAATGATTGCAAAAGTTGATGCTTATCTTCTCCTAATTCTTGTAATGTTTGAGCATTTATATTTTTAAACCATTTCTTACTATCTGGCTCGTTACCGTAACTATCATATACATGTATTCCCTGCTCACTTCCTTCACTTTTAAAAAATATACAAATCCAATGACCGTATTTTTCTGTTTGTCTTACTAAACATATTATAGTATTATTCGGCGAGTTGTGTAAAGTCTGCAATATATTACCTATTCCATTATATAAAACTACCGTAGAATTATCTGTAAGTTTTCTTATTTCAGTGTCCGACAGTGAATGATTGAGAGACATCGTATATATAATTAAATATTTTAATTTGAAAGAATAATATTTATTATATATATATACATAAAAGTTTAAAAAACAAAATGGAAAATAAAGGAACATATACTCCCGGTCGTAAGTTGTCGATTTATAAATGGCGAACGATGCACCATGACCAATTTAAAGAGTATCAAAACAAATGGGGTATTGCAAGGTATGCTAAAAATGTTGATAAGTATAGGACATATGCACGAGACAAATACCGCTATGATACAGAAGCAAAACGGTTACGCAATATACTCCTCAATTTATGCGTCTGACCGCCTGAATACAGAAAATAATTAATTAATTTTAAATTAGAAAAATAAATTTATAATAATATAGAAAAAGATTTTTTTAAATATATTTGAAAATTTAAAAAAATATTTTCAAAATAATGTCAGAAAAAATATATACTTTGACTTCACAAAATAAAAAATTATTGCGTGACTTCTTCAATACTTCATTCGGTTATCATGCTACATCCATCATCGAAATTCGAAAGATATTAAAGGCGAGGAGTAATAGAGGGACATATGAGCGACTAAGAATACAATATAATTTGACTATGACGCCAGAGTTAATAATGGAGCGAGCGATGCAAAGAAATATGGAGCATTTTAGAGAAACTGGACGACGCAGATATATAAATTCTCTTGATGAACTTCTTCAGCGTCTTCAAACAAATTCGATTCCATTCGCACAAATAAGTTTAGAAGAAGCGGGCGAATTTTATGAAATGAAAGACCTTGTTAAGCAATTACTAGCTAGTATTGGTAGAATGTTAGGTAATCAACAACTAGTATTAGAAATTGGCGGAGTAAATTATGTCTTAAACGACCAAACACGAAATCGATTACTCGAATTTATTAATA